AATTGCGAAATCACACACACAACCTTACTGTTAAACAAAGTATGGGCAGCAGAGTTCCGGAACACGAACCATGGGGAGGACATGCTGAACAAGATAATATCGTAGCTTCACAAGCACCAGGCAAACTTGGCGCAATCAGCAAAGATCACAATATTTCTGATCAAAAAACAAATGCTGCTACCGGAAGTGCCATTGGTTCTACTCAACCTGATCCGGTACAAAATCCAAACACAAGTGTTGGTCCTACACAAGTAAATGTAGATACAAATATCAATCCTAGAACAGGTAAACCTTGGAGTAATAGCTAATGTTAACACAAATACCTGTATATTTTCAAATTGTTTGGGATGATTACAATATACTAGATCAAACAACATATGATACACAAATTGATATAACAGATGTGAGAACCAGTAATACAGCTAGAGATGTTGCACTAAATTTTTCTAGGTACAATGCTTATAATGGCACAGGTTATGGAGAGAGAATCAATAATTCGGGTATTACTGAACAACAAGCATACGATGATTGGATAACTGTTTGGGATAAACAAGACAGAAAAGTAAGACAAGATCTTGTTAATTTAGAAGTTTACAAAATAACTCAAAATCAGTATGATGGTCTGGTTCTTTACAATTGGATCATGGGAAATACAAACACAGTGCTTGCAGAAGAAGGTGAATATGATCTAAAACAAACTGTAAAAAATCAAGATTGGGATATAGTAGCTAATATGATAGCTAGATCATTGAACAATCGAGACAAAACAGACCAAGCTGCTAAAATAATCGCACTAGCTGATTATGGAGAATACAAAGATAGAAGCTGGTTGAGAACCCAAGGTATATATAGAATGCGTCAACAAAATGAACTGTTGGCACTGGATAGCACACAGGTAAAACGTGCAAGATTTGCGTACTATGCTGAAACTGGAAACTTTTTGCCATTTACTCCTGAAGGTGTTAAAAGAGATATTGTAAAAAAATATGCAGATACATTGATACAGCAAAACTTTATCTATGACGGTACAACTAGTACATTTACACTGCAAAAGTCACCTAGTTTATATCCTGTAGAAAAGATACAAGTACAAGTAAATGGCAACAAAATACCTCTGTATTTTGACTATACAGTGGATGGTAGAACACTTACTATTACTAAAAAGCTGGAAATTGATGATGTTATCCGCACTACCATTAAAATATAAACTGAGTGGTTAATTCTGCTATAAATAGTAGTATGGCAACATATTATGGATATAGTACAGTAGACACAGTTATAAGCAGTAAAACTCTAGTAGATGTTGAACTGGCAAAGCGTGATCTTATGAACAACTTTTACACTCGCAGAGGCGAGAGAGTGCAAAACCCAGAGTTTGGCAGTATATTGCACGACTTGGTGTTTGAACCTTTAGACAGAGAAACAGAAACACTAGCACTAGACGATGTAAAACGTATTATAGACAATGATCCACGATGGATTGAATTAGAAACACTGTTAACAAAACCCGATGATCACACACTAACAATTAAAGTGAGATTGAGGTATAACGACACAGGGACAGCAGAAGAACTGTTCCTAACATATGTAGGCGAGATAGCATAATGGCACAAGGCGCAAGACAAAGCAGTTTATTTGCTGCTGAAGATTTTAGTGTTGTTTATGAAAGTTTTAGCGAAGCTAACTTTCAGGCGTATGATTTTGAAACCATACGAAACAGCATGGTTGAATATATCAACAACAACTATCCAGAAAACTTCAATGACTGGATAAGTTCAAGCGAATTTGTAAGTTTGGTTGAACTCATGGCATTTTTAGGTCACAATCTAGCATTTAGAGCAGACCTGGCTAGCAGAGAGAATTATTTAAGTACAGCTGAACGCAGAGAAAGCGCCTTGCGTATAGCTGAGTTTTTGGGATACACACCCACACGTAATATTGTCGCCAGTGGTTTGTTAAAAGTTGACAGTGTAACCACATCAGAAGTGGTATATGACGTTGATGGAACCAGTCTTGCCAATCAAACTATACAGTTTGAAGATGCAACTGATCCAGACACATATCAAAACTTCTTAACAGTGATGAACGCTATTTTTCAAAGCACCAGTCAATTTGGATCACCATACAGTAAATTTACCAGCAATGGTATTGTAAATCAGATTTATAGAACCAACAGTGTTAACAACACTGTAACTCAAAACTTTAGTGGTAGAGTAAACGGTTCCAGTACTAGATTCAGTTTGCACAGCTTGGGTTATGACAGTGCTAGCGGTGTTCTATCTGAAAAAACACCTGACCCTTATGGTGTTATTGATATGGTGTACAGAGATGATAACAGCGGTTTTGGTAGTTCCAATACAGGATTCTTTTTGGGATTCAAACAAGGTAGTTTAGAGTATCAAGATTTTAATATCAATGAAGGATTACCCAATATGGTAATTGATATTAATGTGGCTAATGTAGCAAACGGAAATATATGGGTACAAACCATTGACGAAGTTGGGCAAGTGCAAAAAACCTGGACTAGAGTTGACAGACTGTTCGGACTAAATGCTATCTTTAATGCAACTCAAAATAACGTAAGGGATATTTACACAATAGCCAGCAGAGAAGATGACCAGATCAGTGTTGTGTTTGCTGACGGAGATTTTGGAAATATTCCCAAAGGTATTATAAGAGTATGGTACAGAGTAGGTTTAAATCAAAGCTACAGTTTAAATCCAGACAATTTTGGCGGTACTAGTTATTCATTTGATTACATAGGTAACGACGGTAATACACACACTGTTAGATTGCAATTGAGTCTAAAGTCAAATGTAACCAATGCTAGTGCCAGAGAAAGTATTGACAGCATCAAAGCCAATGCAGGTAGATTTTTTGCTACACAAGATCGCATGGTAACAGCAGATGACTACAGTATCTATCCAATTACAGTGAGCGAAAACATTCGCAAGATCAAGAGTATTAACAGAGTACACAGTGGACACAGTAGATTCCGTGATATATACGACCCAACAGCTACATATAGTGACGCTACAAACTATCTAAATGATGGCTATTTGTATGAAGACAATGTTACTACTCGTAATTTGGTTACATTGCCTAGCAGCGACAATAGTGAACAAATCTATCAAAAGTATATTAAACCAATACTAAACAATCCCGAAGTTAAAAACTTTTACTACAACAGACACACTTATAGTGGATCTCATATTGCTGCAAATAGCTATAGTGAAGCAAGTCTTGGGATTATTGTTTTTAATACCAATGGTACAGAAGATAATGTGTTTAGATGGAATCAAGTGAGCAAAAGTGCAAATACTTGTACAGGTTACATAACTTATAATGCGTTTGTACAAAGATTAGGTAGTCCGGCTACCAATCAATTGAGCAAACTACAAGTTAATGGACTAGCAGAGTTTATCACAGCTCCTTATAAATTAGGGTACATCCAAACTATTACAGTAACACAAGGAGGTAGCGGTTACACAGGAACACCAACTGTTACTATTTTAGGAGCAGGTACAGGTGCAACGGCTGTTGCAAATGTTCTCAACGGAGAAGTAGTGAGTGTCACTATTACCGACAGTGGTCAAAATTATAATGCATCGACTGTTATTAGTATCACAGGAGGCGGCGGCACCGGAGCACAAGCTACAGTTACTACAGCAGATGCTGATACCCAATGGGTTAGAATCACAAACTTATACAAAGATGGATTAGGTAGAGATGATAGCACAGGTACTCCCACAGGCATTGATCAAAGCGGAAGAGGAAGTGTAAGTCTCAATGCAGTTATTCCTAGTGGCGCTAGAATAAACAGAATGATTCCAAGTTGGTCATATGATCTTACAAGCACAGTTAAAGCAGATGTTATAAACAAAATTTCAAATCGAAACAGTTTTGCACTAAGATTTAATGCTGTTACACAAGAATGGATGACTATCGAAAGTGCTGATCTTTTAAGTAACAGTATTACAAACAACAGTGTTGCAAACTGGAGTAGACAGTTTGAAGGTGATCAGACCAGTACTGGTAGAGACAATAGCTGGATCGTAAGAGTAAACTATAACAGTAGTAACTGGGAAATACTGACTAGAAAAAGCAGATTTGTATTTGGAAGCGATCAAGAAGTTAGATTTAATAATTTAAACTTTATAGAAACCTTCAGCAGTGAAACACTTAAACCGCACAAAGATAGTGTAGAAGTATTAGACATTAATACCAAGAGCACAACTGACAGAATCCCATTGGGTAAAAATTATAAGTTTAACACATTTGGATATTACACATACACAGACGGCTATACAGATCCGCATAAAATACGAGTTACACTAGCTGACCCTGACAACGACGGATATCCCAACAATCCAGAAGCTTTTTTAAATGTAATAGGATCTTCTACAATTAAACTAGGAACTACTACAGAAAATGGATATGAGTTTGTAGTTCCAGATAATACAGCAGGTACTACAATTGTTACAGGTAGAGATAGTTTAAGAACCAAATATCGCAGAATTGCAGATATCAATCAAGTGATAGATCCTAGCACTACAAATATTATCGACACTTACGTACTGTTACGCAGTTATGACAGTGCTTATAGAACTTGGGCATTGTACGATGGCAGAAGTCAAACAAAACCAAATCCTCCAACTGTGAGTGAACTTGGTACCTTGTTTGAAAGTTTAGAAAGCAAAAAAAGTATCAGTGATCAAGTGGTGTATAGACCTGTAAAATACAAGATACTGTTTGGAGATCTGGCAAGTAGTGAATTACAAGCTCGTTTCTTAGTTACTAAAACAGCTAACAGTACCATGAGCGATACAGAAATACAAAGTAGAGTTATTGTGTTGATCAATCGATATTTTAGTGTTGATAATTGGGATTTTGGAGAAGATTTTTACTTCACTGAACTAGCAGCTTACATACACAATAACATGATTGGACAAATAAGTCAAATTACAATTCAACCTGTGAGTAACGATTTGCAAACTACAGATTTGTTTGAAATATCCAGTGACAGTGATGAATTGTTTTTACCTGTAGTACAAACTAATAATGTTGTAATTTCAAATACTACAATTGCAAATCCAACCAGTTTAGCAGCCAATCCAGGAGTTAGCATTACATGAACGAACGTACATCAAAACCAGTAAATGCACCTAAAATTACCAGACCAGGCGAAAGTGCAGAACATTTAGGCAGTAGAAATGTTACAGAGTTTCTGCCTGCTATCTTTAAAACGACTGCTAACAAACAATTTTTTGACGCTACTCTAGAACAGTTAATGAGTACTGGTAGCTTGATGACTATCAACAACATGGTAGGCAGCAATTTTGATCAACCTCAAGCCAATTATCTGACAGATAACAGATCCAGTGACAGCACACAGTTTGTTCCGGGTATAATAAACAGAGATGCCGAAGGCACAGTGACGCAAGCACTGGCTTATGATGATTTAATTAATAGCTTACAATTCAATGATGTTGATGTTAACCAACACAACAAATTGTTGAACGAACAAGGGTATACATTAGACTTGCCTATCAACTACGATATGTTTATTAACTATCACAAGTATTTTTGGTTGGTTGATATACTGCCTCCTTGTAGTATTAAACCTACACAAGCCGACGCAATTGATATCGATACTATCTTCAATGACAATGTTTATACAACTCCTACACTGAGTACCAGCAACACACTAGAGCTAATGAATGGTATGCGTGTTAGATTTATGCCAACACAGATTGACAGATTTACACAAACTGTTCCAGGTAATCAGATATTCACTGCTACAGTTAATCAAGCCAATACTATTAAGGTTTATAAAAACAATGAACTTGTGGAAAATATTCCTGCCAACTATACATATAACAGTGCAGGCGGTGTAGTTGTATTTGCAACTGCTCCAGCAGTAAATGATGAAATTGAAATCCATACATTTTACGCATATAGTACCAGCGGTGATTATGCAGTAGGAGACATATACATTGTAGATGGAGTTGGATCCAACAATGGTATTCAGTTCACTAAACAATTTACTAGTGGTGTTGTTGAAAGCACTTACAGCACTCGTGAGTGGTTAAATCATACAATCTATAGCAGTCAAGAACCCAAGGGATTCGACGAAGATGGGACTAGTTTTGAGTTTGATCCTTATGATATTAGAGAATGGCGCATGACTACTAGAGACTATGTTGTAGAAAAAAGATATAGTTCTGACAGAAGTGCATGGTCAAGAAGTAATTTATGGATACATCAAACTGCGGCTGAAGCAGTTGTTACTTTTGAAAATTTAGATTACAACGAATACCTTGCTGATAATTTTAGAGGTGTAAGACCTATCATTGAATTTAAAGATGGCATTGAAAAATATAATTATGGCACAAATCACATAGGTTATGTTGCACACTTGATAGAAGATACAATCGATCCGGCTGCACAAATTGTTGGAGAAATCAACTACAGTCACAACACTTACGGTATTACAACAGATTGGCAATTCCAATCAGGATACGAAGACGGAGATCGTGTTCGTGTAAACATGAGTGGTTATGTAACATATTGGGAATGTATACAAACACACGGTGATCCCTTTAATCCAACTTACTATGAAAATCGCAAGTATTGGAGACAGATCACTGACGAAAATTTAGAAGATGGTAATCTAGTGCTATTCCTCAGAACTACAAATACTGCATACACAAATCGTATATTCCGTGTAGGAGGCGTCACAGCTGGCACCGGTATTACACTAACAGAAGTTTATGGACCCAGTAGCACACCATTGAACAGTGGTGACAAAGTTGTTGTTATCAAAGGTTACAATACTCTAGCATGGGATGATGACGAAAGCACAAAACCATACAGTGGTAGTGAATGGTATTGGAACGGTACTGCTTGGGTATATGGTCAACAAAAAATGCACCGCAGTGCAGGAATGAAAACACAGCTTTACGATACCACACTAACTAAATTGGATGATGCTACAAAATATCCTAGCAATACATTTAGTGGTGATTATATTTTCAACTATGGTTACAACAGTGCTAGCAAGTTTGACGATGCACTGGGTTTTAGTCCACGCTATGTAGATTACGGAAATACACCAGGATTGGATTTTGATTTTGGCGCTGGCGGACAAAGATATGAATACACACTGTTTGATACTGATAGCAGTAATACCAAGACTTTGGAAATTCCAGGATACTACTATTACAAAATTAATGGAGAGTATCACAACAGTTGGAGTTTGGTACGCAATGGACAACCTGTGCGCAGACACATTCAAAAAACAGTTCAAGACATCAACAGTCAGTTGACTTTTAACTTGGGTACTAACAGTTACAGCAAAAGCACCAAATACGAATTTAGTTTAAGTTATGATAAATTGCGTGTGAGCAATCATACATCTACTAGAATTGATCCTATTAGTGGAAGTTTACCAGATTTGTACATGGCTTACAACACCAACTATGATATTCAAACACTGTTTCCTCAAGCTGATATTGAATTTGTAAAATTTAATGGAGATCCGCTTACAGGTATTACTCGCACAGCAGGCAGCAACGACAGTTTTCAACTACAAATTGCAGCACCAACTTATAATTTATTCAAATATAGATTAGTGAGCGATCCTACAAACTACGGTGTTATTAGACTGTACACAGAAACCAATCCTAACAATATACAAGTTCTCAAAAATGGAGAACAGTTTACAAACTATAATCTAACAGGTAACCTGTTAACTATTACCAGTGGGCTATTGTTAGATGATGTGTTTGATGTAACATTCCACAGTGACAGCAATTTGGATGAAACAGCAGAAGGCAACTTTATGCCAGCTGATACACAACTGTACAATCCACAGAACAAACGTTTAACCCAAGCCAGTTTTGGGGATTTAGTTTCTCATATCAAAGATCAAATGGAAAATATTCCCGAGTTTACAGGCAGTTACTTTGGCACTAACAATTACGATAGTATCAGTCATATACACCAATTTGGCGGAACTATTAGACAACAGCCATTTAGCACAGAACTACTAAATCTACTAGAAACTAACAACGACACTGATGTATTCAATGCAATCAAATACAGTGCCAACAGCTATGAAAAATTTAAAAAACAGTTTATTCGAAAAGTACAACAATTAAATTATAGTATAGATCAAGACACACCTGTGCATCAGCTTGTAGATCGTGCCCTTGAAGAAATCAATGTTGGTAAAAACAGCAATAGTGCATTTGCTAACAGTAATATGGCTATGTATACTGGATACGAAAGTGCAGACTATAGCTGGACAAATACAATGACAGCTAGCTTTGCATTGCCAAGAACTAGAAACACATATGACGATGCATACAATCATATTCAAGTTTGGTTAAATGAAGACAACGGCGCTGGCACAATGATTTGGCGTCCTCTGCAACTAAACACTGAATACACTATTACAGATGCACAATTAACTGTAACAACTCCAGTTACGCATGGTAGCAGTGGACTTGCTTATATTCATGTTAGATGGTACCCGCAAAATGCAACAAGTTTTATTCCTGGCAGTGCAGTTAAATTGGGATTGATAAAACCTTATACTCCTCAACTAACAACCAGTGGTTCGGATAATATTATTATACAACATGATGGCAGCATACACACAAGGTCTGGAACAGAACTGTATGATAGAAATAGTGCTGGCTTTAGCATAGTAGACAGTGCAATCTGGGATCTAGAACATAGAATTTACAACAATTTACACAGTGATATTGATAATATTGTTGACTATCTAGACATTATGCCTAATCCTTATAGACCAACACAGTATACATGGGGCGACTTAACCACAGCACTGTTAAACGAGTTCAATCGTTGGAGCAGTGAAAACAATATAACACAACTACAAAGCAGCACATATTATGATGCAGGCGACAGATTTACTTGGAACTATAGCAGTGTTGGTCCACAAATTGGAGGCTGGAAAGGTTTGTATACCTATTACTTTAATACACACAGACCACACACACATCCTTGGGAAATGCTAGGTTATCACAAAAAACCAAGTTGGTGGGACGCCAACTACAGTTGGACAGTGCCAGCTGAACGCACAGCATTGATAGCAGCACTAACTTATGGACACTATAACAATCCAAGTGAAGCTTATAAAAAGTACAATAAAAATCTAGCTGTATCAAAAGAACTGTATGATCTTTCATCAAACACACTGGTAACCACAGGAGGCGTACTAAACGATCCTGTAACAGCTGGTGTTGTTCCTATACCTGTAGATCCTGGCAAAGATTTTGTGTTTGGAGATTGGGGTCCTGTTGAAGATCAATGGAGACAAACCAGCGAATATCAAACAAAACTTTTCTTAGGTTTGATGCGTCAAAGACCACTGTGGATCACCAATAGTTATTTTAGCAGTAACAAGCGTAAACAACTGGATCTCAATAACTTACAC